GGAGTGGCTTCGAGAGGCGATCGGGCTCGAGCTTCGAGGTTGGCAACGGTACGCGCTGGACCGCGCCCTCGAGTACGACGACCAAGGCCAGCTCGTCTGGCCCACAGTGATAATCACGGTAGGGAGACAAAGCGGAAAGTCGGTACTCTCCCGCGCCGTCTGCCTATGGCGGCTTCACCACGCGGAGCACTTCGACGAAACCCAAACCATCCTCCACGTCGCCAACAAGCGCTCGACCGCGATGGAAGTCATGAGGCCCGCCGGTATGTGGGCCGTGGAGAAGTACGGCAAGAAGGCCACAAAATGGGGCAACGATTCCGCCGGTATCGAGCTGCCTACCGGGGATCGGTGGCTTATCCACGCCGCTAACGATTCCGCCGGTGTGGGCTACTCGGTGTCGATGGTGTTCGTCGACGAGGCCTGGAAAGTCAAGCGCGCCGTAGTCGACGATTCCCTCGCCCCAACCATGGCGGAACGCAACCAACCCCAACTATGGCTCGTCTCGACGGCGGGCGACTCGACCTCGGACCTTATGACCGCCTACCGGCAACGAGCTCTCGATCGGCTCGAGGACACCGACCCCGGCTCGGTGCTCCTCCTCGAGTGGTCCGCTCCCGCGGAGGCCGACCCCAACGACGTCGACACCTGGCGATGGGCCAGCCCCGAATGGAACCCCAAGCGCGAGGCTTTCCTTCGCCAACAATGGAACAACGTCGAGGAATCCGCGTGGAGGCGCGAGTACCTGAACCAATGGGTGATCCGATCCGACCATTGGCTCCGCGACTCCTGGTGGAACAGCACCCTCGACCCTGACGTCGAGCTGCCCGGCGACGTCGAGTGGAGCATCGCCCTCGAGTCCGACTTCGACGGAATGGGCCACGCCGTCGCCGTCGCCGCTCGATCCGGTGACCAATTCGTCATCCGCGTCACCACCCACCGCACCATCAAAGAAGCCGACCAACAGCTCGCCGCGATCCGCGCCCAACACCCTCAGCTGCATGTGGCCGTCACGCCCGGCTACGTCGACCGGCTCGAGCAACGATTCGACACCCTCGTCGGTCAACGCGAAGCCGCAGCCGCCACCCAAACACTCCTCGACCTATTCGACCAACGAGCCATCCGGCACGACGGCTCCCAGATACTTCAAGAACACTTCGGCTCCTCGACCATCAGCCGCCGCCAGGCCGGATGGGTCCTCACCGCGCCCATGGGTCGAGGCGGCGTCTACGCCGGACGCGCCGTCATGTTCGCGCTATGGCACGCGGCAAAGACACCGCGACCCGTACCAATGATCCGAACACGCAGACACGCATAAACGCGAAATCCCACGCACGCGCAGGGATATGTGTTATGCGCGTCGCACACTAATAACGTGGCGTTCCCCCGTGCGCTCCGCGTCGTGCGGGACCAGGAAGCCTTAGCCGAGAAGGTGGCAGCGCGTTCCGGCGAGGCCGAGGTCCCGCACGTCCGCGAGGCGTCTAACCTCATGGCGGCAGTCGTCGCCGCTAATGGCGCGAGCGTGAGCCGGCAAACCGCTCTGCAAGTGCCGGCCGTCGTGAAAGCTCTCAAGACCTACACCGCACCGATCAGCGCCTTCGGCCTCCGCGAGTACCGAAGCGACGAACCCATCGCCGCCCGCCCGCTCCTGCTCTGCCCCTGCAACACACTCCCCTACGCCTCGGTCATGACCCGCACAGTCACCGACCTCCTCCTCCACGACCGCGCCTATTGGCTCGTCACCGGACGCGATTGGCAGGGCTACCCCACGTCGATACAGCTCATGCGCGTTGAGGACGTCACCGACATCTACGCAGGCAACGTCGGCATCGACCCCAACGTCTACCCGCCCTCGGACCCGTTCTACCTACTCGGCCAGCGCGTACCCACCGCCGACGTCATCAAGTTCTACGGCGACGGCACCGGCGGATGGCTCAAGACCGGCGCGGCCGCCATCAACACCGCCGCCGCCCTCGAAGCCGCCGTACTCATGTACGCGCAAAGCCCTGTAGCCCAAGTCGTGCTCAAGAACACCGGCGCGGACCTACCCGCCGACCAGGTCGACGCGCTCCTCGAGGCATGGGAGGCCGCACGCGCCGACCACTCCACGGCCTACCTCAACTCCACACTCGAAGCCCACGCCATGGGCATCAACCCCGCAGAGATGCAACTCACCGAAGCACGGAACGCCGCCGCCATACAGATCGCCCGCCTGGCCAACCTCGACCCGATCTGGACCGGCGCAGGCGTGCCCGGCTCGAGCCTCACCTACTCCAACCGCGTCGACCTGTACCGGCAACTCCTCGACACCGCTCTAACTCCCGTCATGCGGCAAATCAGCGAGCGCCTATCCATGACCGACGTGACACCCCGCGGCCATACCGTCCGATTCGATACCACGGAGTTCCTGCGCTCCAACCCGATCGAGCTGGCATCGCTCATAAACACGCTCCTCCCGCTCGGCGTCATCAACGAGGACGAGGCGCGACTCATTCTCGACCTCCCCCAGCTCGGCGTCATGAGCTACACCGCACTCCCAGGAAGGGAACCCATGGCATGAGGAAACTCGAATACACCACCGACCTCGTCGTCGAAGTGCGCGAGGAAACCAACGGCGACGTGATCGCATCCGGCTACGGCCGCGCAGTCCCCTACGGCGACTCCACACAGCTCGGCGGCGTCGAGGAATCCTTCGCCCGCGGCGCGTTCGACCCGGCCGACGTGATCGGCAAGCCACTCGCCTACCGGCACGACCAACCCGTCGGCGTCATCACCAACGCCGAGAACCGCGAGGACGGCCTCTACATCGACTTCGAGATCGGCAACACAAGCCTCGGCCGTGACGCCGCAACCCTCGCCCGCATGGGCGCATCCAAAGGACTCTCGGTCGGCTTCAACCCGATCGAGTCAGCGTGGGCCAAAACCCGCGACAAGGTCGAACACCTCAAGGCAAAGCTCCTCGAGGTCAGCCTCACCCCATACCCCGCCTACGCCACCGCAGGCGTAGCGGACATCCGAGAAGGAGAACCAATGTCCGAGACCATGGACAACACCCCCGAGGTCCAGGCCTCGGTCGACATCGAAGCCCGCGAGGCCGTGGCCGAGGTACGCGAGGAAATGCGCGCCATCGCCGCCAAGGTCCACTCGGGCGAAGCACAGCACCCGCTGGCACAGTTCCGCAGCTTCGGCGAATACGTCAAGGCCGTCTACAGCGGCGACGTAGAGAACCGCGCCCTCGACGTGCAAACCCTCGCCGACGCACCCGGCCTCGTCCCGCCGGTGTGGATGCGCGACATCAAGGGAGTCCTCGACCGCGGCCGCCCATGCATCACCGCGATCGGTGGACCAACCTCCGCCGCCGGTGCTGGCATGACCGTCAATTGGCCGTACTTCGACGGCGACCTCTCCGCGATCGTTGCGGCGCAGTCCTCCGAAGGCGCAGAGGTCAATAGCGTTGACATCGACATCAAGAAGGGAACCGCGACCCTGGCGACCTACGCCGCCGGTAGCCGCCTTTCCTTCCAGGTGATCGAGCGCACCGACCCGAGCTACGTCGACGCCCACCAGCGCATCATGCTCGGCGCATACGGCACGGAAACCGACTACGCCTTCCAGGCCGCATTGTGGGCCAACGACACCGCCGGAATCGACTACGACTTCAGCGGCGACTCCACCGGCTCCGCGTTCATCGAGGCAGTCTGGGCAGCGGCAGTCGACGTCCAGATCGCAACCGGCCAGCCCGCCGAGGTCGTCTACTGCTCGAGCGCAGTCATGAAGAAGCTCGGCGCGTGGTCCGCGTTCCAAACCTCCGCCTACCCGATCCAAAACGTCGGCGGCGAGTTCGACGGCCGCACCGGCCGGGCGACCATCATGGGCCTCCCCTTAGTGCTGGCGCGTGAGTTCGCAACCGACGACACCGAGTCCGCGATCGTGACCAACCGCGCCGCGATCGGTTGGCTCGAGGACGGCCCGCGCCTGGCCACCAACGACGTCGCCGGAAACCTCGGCCGCGACGTGGCCATCTACGGATACGCCGTCGCCTCGCCGTACATCACGGCAGGCATCGTCGGAATCTACGACCAGCCGTAACCCACCGGAACGATCAGGGAGCCGACGACCATGGCACTAGTGACAGGACAGGACCTAGCCGACGCGCTAGACCTGGACTACGACGCGCCCATGGACGACGTCCTCGACCAAATCGCCGAGGCCGCCACCAACCTCGTCGGCTCCCTGATCACCGACGCCGCGGAGCTCATCGAGCCCGCATCCTGCAAAGAAGCCGCACTCTCCGTCGGCGTAGAGATATTCCAAGCCCGCACCGCGGCAGGCGGCCAAGCCGTCGCCACCGACTTCAGCCCCGGCCCATACCGACTGTCGCTCTGGCTGACGAAACGAGTCCACGCACTCATCGCGCCCTACATGAAAATCGGCGGGATGATCGGATGACAGCTCTCAGCACCGAAGCCCGCCAAGCTCTCACTACAGCGCTCGAGGGCCACGGCATCCGCGTCTACGACACCGTCCCCGCGGTCCCCAAGCCACCGTGCATCGTCATCACACCCGACGCACCCTGGATCGTCCCCGAGCGCATCGGCTCCCCACTCAACTACCGCGTCCGCTGGCGCGTCCTCGTCGTCATCAGCCCCCGCAATAACGAGGCCGCCACCGTCGACATCGAGGACGCCGTCGACACGGTCCTCGGCCTGATCCCCTCCACGATGAACGTGGAGCAAGTAAACCCACCCCAACTCAACGACGTCGGGGCACAGGGAACCGTACTAACCACCGAGATAAACGTCTCGGCCCATTGGAAGGAATAACGAATATGCCCGCAGTATCCGTCGCCGGGGCCGCGTTCACAGTCGAGGTGGCCACCGTCGCATACACCAGCCAAGTAACCAGCGGCACGATCACCACCACGCCAACGATCACCCGCACCAAGACGCTCGACTCGGTCGCGTTCGACCAAACGGACCTCAACTCGACCATGAGCCTCGAGTTCCTGTACGACGAGAACACCGGCCTGTATGACGCACTCCAGACCGCCGCCGCGGCAGGCAACAGCCTCGCCGTCGAGGTCGCGTCTGCGAGCGGCACATGGACCGGCGCGGCCATGTACGTCGAATCCGTCGAGCTCAGCTTCGAGGCCACCGGCGTCGCCACCGCATCGCTCAGCCTCACCGGATCGGTCACATTCGCCTAAGAGAAAGAGAGCAGGGGGAACGCCATGTATCCACAACTGAACATCTACCTCGATGAAGCAGACGAGGCCACCGTCATCCAACCCCTGACGGTCGACTTCGAGGTCGCCGAGTCGCTCTACCCGAGCGGCAACGTGACCGACAACGGGCTCAAGCTCGTCGTCGCCTACTGCCAAATCGAGGGCAAGGAACCGAAAAACGTCGCCGAGGTACGGGCCTGGGCTCGAGCTCGCAAAGTCCGAGTAATCGTCGGACGGCAGCCGGACCCTACCCCGTCGGATCAGTCCACCGACTGATCGTCCGCGTGGCACTCGCCACCGGGCGGCCTGTCGAGGAGGTCCGGCACTACCACCCGCGCCTATTGGCGACCATCATCGAGGAGTTACGAAGTGGCCACGAAGTCGGCTAAGCAATTCGACGCATACGTCGAAGGCTTGAACGACGTCCTGCGCGCACTACGCGACCTCGGCCCGGAAGCAAACAAGGAGCTCCGCGCCGCCTCGAAAACCATCGCACAGAACCACATGGTCCCCGCATGGCAAAACGCAGCCCTGTACGGAGCTGGACCGTGGGGCGAGGAAATCGCCGCCAGCGTGAAAGCCGCCAGCGACCGCGTCCCCAAGGTCACGATCGGCGGCAACCGGCCCCGATTCTCCGGCGGCGCAACACCCACCATGGTCCGCTATCCATCCTCGAGCGGCCAGGCCCGCGACAGCTTCGCCCCATTCGAAAAAACCGAGTGGATCAGCCGAGTTAGGGCCTACCAACCCGCCGCACTCAAGCTCTGGGGCGAGGCCGTCGACAAAGTCGTCGCCAAGTGGGGTGTCATGTAATGGCCAAAACCCTCACCGTCTACCTTGCCGCCGACCTGAAAAAGTTCAACAGCGGACTCCGCGACGCCCAAAGCGGACTCCAAGGCTTCGGCGGAACCCTCAACAACATGCTCGGCCCGGCTCTCATCGCCGCCGGTGCCGCCGCCGGAGCATTCGCCATCAAGCTCGGCATCGACGGCGTCAAGGCCGCCATGGAGGACCAAAAAAGCCTCGAAGCCCTCGCAGTCACGCTCGACAACGTCGGCCTCGCCCACGCCACCGAGCCCGTCGAGGCCTACATAGCAAGCCTCCAACGCGCCTACGGCGTCGCCGACGACGTACTCCGACCCGCCTACGACCGACTCATCCGATCCACCAAAGACGTCGAGGAAGCTAACCGAGCACTACAGCTCGCCATGGACATCAGCGCCGGAACCGGAAAAGACCTTCAAGCCGTCACCGAAGCCCTGGGCAAGGCCTACGACGGCAACACATCCGGCCTCAGCCGCCTCGGCTTAGGCATCGACCGCGCCGCACTCTCGTCCATGCAGCTCGAGGACATCATGACGCGCCTCGCCGACACGTTCCAAAACCAGGCACAAACCCAGGCCCGCACATTCGAGGGCCAACTAAAGCGCCTCAGCACAGCCAGCGACGAGCTCAAGGAAGCATTCGGCACGGGACTCCTGAACGCGCTCGGCGACACCAACGACAGCACCGACGACCTCATCACCACCATGGAAAACTTCGAGCCGGTCGTCCAAGGAGTCGGCGAAGCGCTCGGCATATTCGCCGCCACAGCCCTCGACACCTACAGCGACGCAGTTGAAAAAGCAGGCGACAAAACCGAACAGACCGACGCACAAATGCGCGGCCTCATCAAAACCGGGCAAATAGCCGGAGCCCTATTCGGCGAAATCTTCGCATCGCTCACCGGCCCCAACAGCCCGATCGGCGTATTCCTGCGCTCCATCGGCGGCTCAGCATCCGCCACCAACGAGCTCTCCCTCTCCGCCGACCGGCTCAGCGGCGACAGCCTGCCCAACCTGAACCGGCAGCTCGAGACACAAAACTTCCAAATCGCCGCCGCCAACCGCGTCTACCAAGACGCAGCCACCCGCGCCCAACGGCTCGCCGATGAGCTCGACGAAACCGAAAAAGCCAGCGACCGAGCTGGCAGCGCCACCGAGCGACTCACGGAAAAGCAGGAGCGGCTCATCGAGCTGTACGAGCTCCAAGGCATCGCATTCCAGACGACAAAAACCGAGCTACTTGACCAGATCAAGACCGTCGAGCAAGCCACCGCAGCCGTAGAAAACTACGCAAAATCCATCCAACAAAACCTATTGTCCGGTATCAACCTCGGTTCGCTCTACGAATCACAATTCGACGCCGAAGGCAACCGAACCGGAACGTCATGGGTCGAAGGATTCAACCAAGCCATCGCCCAGGCCGAGTGGTTCGGCAACGTCCTAACCGAAGTCAAGCGCCGCGGAGCAGACCAAAGTCTGATCGAGCAACTTGCAAGCCTGGGACCCGAAACAGGCGGCGCACTCGCCCAAGAAATGCTCGAAGGCGACGGAGCTCTCCTGCAAACCATCAACGACAAATGGATCGGCGTCCAAGAAAAAACCCGAGAGCTCGCCCTCGGCCTAGTCCCCGAGTTCCTCGAAGCCGGACGCCTGTCCGCCATCGACACCCTGAACGGCCTGGCCGCACAGTTCAAGGAAGATCAAGACAAGTTCAAGAGACTAGGCGGTCAGCTTGGACTCCAAGTCGGCGCGCAGTTCAAAACACGCATGATCAACGAGATACGCGACGCCGTCCGCGAAGTCGAAGCCCTCGCTACCGCCGCCCGCGCCGAGGCCGTCGCTCGAGCTGAAGCCGAACAGGCGCGAATAACCGAGCAGGCCGTCGCCACAGCGATCAGCAACCTCATCCGCAACAGCGACCAACGGGCAGGCCGCAACGTTCAGCCGGTGCTCCAATGACCATCACAGCCATCCTCGTCAACGGCGTCGGAGTAGACCTGTCGGATGTCGAATACAACGTACAAATCACACACGCCCGAAGCGACATCAAGAGCACACCCGAACCATCCACCGCCTCGATCGTCCTACGCGGAGCCACCGGAACCGACGTCAACATCGGCGACACCATTACCGTCCAGGCCTACACCGCCAACCGATTCCTCGGAAACGTCACCGACCTCACCATCGAGCACCTACAAACCAACCCACCAACCCCGGTCACGACCGTCACCGCCGTCGGCTACCTAGCAAAACTCGGCACACTCACCACCGACGGCAGCGCCTACACCGCCCAGACCGTCCGCCAACGCATCGCCGACGTCATGGACCCGACCGGCCTGGACTACTTCAACGGAGCCGACCAGGTCCTCGACCTTGCCGCCAACGCCGACCCTGGAATCAACGCCATCACCGGCTACCTACAAAACCTCGCCGAATGGTCCGGCGGAACATACTTCGACGACCCCATCGGCCGAATCATTTTCGAGGACTACGGCGAGCGCGGCGTCGCCGGTAACCCCGGCATCTGGAATAACCAAACCGGAACATGGTCCGCCAACTCGGGAGCCTGGAACAGCTACCCGGCGTCCAACGCGGCCCCCAGCATCCCCGCCGGCGCGGTCGCCTGGTCCCCCAGCTGGACCAAGAATCTCCAAACCGTCGTCAACGACATCGAGGTCGAGTACGACGGCGGCGGCATCTACCAACAAGACGACAGCGCATCCATCGCCGTCCACGGCAGACGCGCCTACAAGCTCACCACCGAGCTCGCCACAAGCGCCGACGCCCAGGAACGCGCCAACCAAATCCTCACCGCCCAATCCCAGCCACTATGGAACCTCGGCCAAGTAACCGTGCTCGTCGACCGGCTCACCACAGCCCAACGAAACGCCGCCATGGACCTAATCAACGGCTCCCGCGTCATCATCAACGGACTCCCCGCCGGTAGCCCATACACCCAATTCCAAGGCATCGTCGAAGGATGGTCCGAGACATACGTCCCCGGCCGCCATCTATTCACCCTGTCCCTGTCCGACCCTCGAGCGAGCTACCAGGTCGCAACCTGGGGCGAAGTCGACGCCGCCCTCGAGTGGGGCCAGGTGAACGCCTCGCTCGAGTTCTACAACGTCATCAACTCCGACGACCTGCTGGCCGCATAGAAAGGAAAAAGAGAATATGCCCGACATCAACGGGATTCCATATGTGGAATCCACCGACCTAGTGAGCGCCTACCCGGCAGCTTCGCAGTCGCTCGCCCAGGCAGTGAGCGACGAATTAGCGTCCAAAGTGGACTATGCGACGCCGACTAACGCGCAGTCCGGTACGGGTGCGAGCGCGTACACGTTCGTTCTCGCTGACGCTACGCGGCTGACGACGGCCACGGGTACGAGTGCTAAGACTTTCACCATTCCACCGCAGTCTTCGGTGGTGTGGCTTGCTAACTCGATCATCCGCGTCGCCAACTATGGCGCGGGTAACTTGACGATCGCCGGTGGCTCGGGGGTGACCGTCACAAATGCCACCAAGACCCTCGCGCCGTACGAAAGCGCTGCGTTGGTTCGCACAGGGTCCGATGCGTGGACGCTGCTCCCTTTTTCGGGTGGTGGTCTTAGTGCCGCTGACTTCAGCGATGCCGCGACCGGCACCTATACCGACGGCAACGGTATTGATTGGAAATACAAAACCTACACGGCGTCGGGAAACCTGACGACCACTAAAGCCGGACTAATGGACATCATGGTCCTGGGCGGTGGCGCGGGTGGCATGACAAATAACAATTCATGGAAAGCCGGTGGCGGCGGTGGAGGATTGCGCTGGGGAACGTTCACAGTTGCAGCGACTACCTACACGATAACAGTCGGCGGTGGTGGTGGCGCACAAGCCAACGGCAACGCAAGCAATTGTGGTGACGTAATCAAGGTTGGCGGCGGCGAACGCGGATTTGCCGTTACAACAGGAGACAATGGTGTTGTGCGCGCTGGTGGCGGTGGTGGCGCGGGTGGCGCGCTCACCAACGGTTACGGTCACAGTTCCGGCGCGGGCGCAGGCGGCACTTTGTACGGCACAAACAATTACGACGGCCTTTCATTGGCGTTTACAGGTACGTCAATTGCTTATGGTCGCGGCGGCTTTGCGGGAAGTAGCACAACTGCCAACCGAGGCGAAGGCGGCGACGGCAACGCCTCGGGAAGTTCCGGCGTAATCGTAGTCAGAGTTAGGACCAACTGATGCCCTACCACAACGCACACGCGGCACGCATTGAGGACAACATTGTCCAAGAAGTGATCGTTATTCCTTACTGCAACGACGACGACGCAGAAATCACGGCCTACTGCAACGGCATCGGCCTAGCCGGAACGTGGATTGACACGTCATACACCGGCAGCAGGCGCGGCAAATATGCCGGTATAGGCGACCGCTATGACGATGAGTTAGACGAGTTCGTTAGTCCTGAACCCCCAACAGAGTGACACGTTCGTAGACAAATGAAAGGAACCGATATGTCCGAGCACGAAATCGAAGTAAGCGACGAGGCCCTCGCCCAGGCGGAAAACCTCGACGAGGAGAAGCGAGCCCGCAAGAAGGCAGCACCTAAGCCCGCAGTCAAGGCAGCGCCCTCTAGCGAAACCGACAAGGCCCGCGCCCACGTCATGGCAAAGCTGGCCGCCCGGTAGCCATGACCATCGACAACCCTGGCGACCTCGTCCCCATCGTCGTCGTCCTAACAGCCGCGCTCGGCGGGATTCTCTGGCTTATCCGCGCACAGTCAGCGATGAGCAAGCAATTCCGACCGAACCACGGCCACTCAATGCGCGACAGCATCGACCGAATTGAGCAAGACACTCGAGACCTGCGCAAACGACTCGACCACCACATCGACGACCACAACCGATAGGACCACCCATGAGCTCATGGATGACAGCTCGACGGCGCGCTTGGCTCTACGGCCTGGCCACCGTCACCGTCCCGCTACTCATCGCCTACGACGCCCTCGACGCGGAGCGCGCACCACTCTGGCTCGCCCTGGCCGCCGCGTTCCTGGGCGTGGCAGCACCCGCCACAGCGCTCGCCAACATCACACCCGATCCCGTCGACTACGCCACGGCCGACGAGCCCGAGATCGGAGTCGAGTAATGGCGCGGCTAGTGGCCGCCGGTGTGAAGCTTCGAGCCCAAATCAACCGGCGATGGCCAGACCGAGACAAGCGATCCGACGGATGGATCGGCGACCGAGCCCACCAGGCCCGCAAGTCCGACCATAACCCCGACGCTCGAGGATGGGTCCACGCCATCGACATCGACGCCGACCTAGTGCCCGGCGACCCGAAGGAATCCAAGAAGCTCGCCCAACAGCTCGCCGACGAGATCGTGCACTACGCCGCCAGCGGCGAGCCTGGAAGTGACCGCATCAAGTACGTCGTATTCAACGACCGCATCGCGTCAGGGACCTATGATAAGCATTGGTGGACCTGGCGCGGCCGAGGTTACGGCCACCGCAACCACATCCACGTCAGCTTCACCGACAAGGCCCCGGTCACCGGCCGTCGGCCGTTCCCACTCCCCAGCCTGCGCAAACCAAAAACGACCACCGCAAAGTAAGGGGGAAAATGCCGGATTACATACTCCCCGGCGAAGCCGCAGACCTCCTCGGAGTAACCCGCGACACCATTCGCCGCTACGTCGACCAAGGCCTCCTCGAAGGCATCAAAACACCCGGCGGCCAGCGCAGAATCGACCGCCAATCCGTCCAGCAAGTCCTAACCCCGGACACACCGAAGGCCGTCGGTCATTGACTAGTCAATATCCGACGGCCTAGGGTGCGTCCACCAACTGAACGCGGGCCCTACCTTAGTGATAATCCGGATTTGCACATTATGTCCGGACGATGACACGCCGATAGCGTACGCCCCTACACAGGGGAGACACACATGGCACATATCGCCAAAGGCTTTGCCAAAGCCGAAACACCATTCGGCCCACTCTCGGGCTACACCCACATCAACGTCACCGACCAGGGAAACGACTCCGCGGTCATCGACTTCAGGTGTGGCCACACGCCGGTCAGACTCGTCGTCGCCGGGGCCGACTACCGGGCACTCGTCACAGCTCTAATCGACAAGGCCCAACCACACGTCCGCGAGGAGTTCAGCCAACGCCTCGACCACGTCCTCGAGGCCACGGCATGACCGCCCTATTTGACGCGGTCGACTACCCGGCCACACCCGCGCCCCACGCTTGCTCCGGCGACGTGTGCCAGGTGTGCCAGCTCACGCGCACAAGCGCCGCCGCCAAGACCCTCGGCACCCTCAAGCCGAAACGCGACCACGGATGGTGGGCCGAGGCCACCCGGTGGCTCGACCGGCAACCCCTCGGCCTGCGATTCACCGCCGACGACCTCGTCGACGCCATCGGGCTCCCCCACGGGACCTCGAACCAAGTAGGCGCGGCCATCCGCACCTGGGCAGTCCAAGACCTCATCGACCCGGTCGGCTACACCGAAGCTACCCGCCACAGCTCGCACGGCCGCGTACTTCGCATCTGGCAGGTCGCCCGATGAGCTGGACAGGCCTTGCCAACATTGCCGTCATCGGGCTCCTGATCGCCCTCGCCACGGCCGCGGCCGCCACGCTCGCAGGCTTCGACCGTTGGATCACCGAGCGCCGCAACCGACGCGACGCCGACCGCTTCGACGTGTTCACCGACGGCCGGTGGTGGCGATGAGCTACCTCCCCGAGGATTACGAACAGGTGGAGGACCGCATCCGCAAGTTCTACAGCGACCATCCCCAAGGCCGCATCACCACCACCATGCTCGAGCGCGGCCAGATGGAGGTCGTATTCCGCGCCCAAGTGTTCCGCGAGCTCGACCTCGACCCGCATCCCGCGGCCACCGGCCACGCCCACGGATTCCTCGGCCAACCCAAAGACCTCGAAAAAACCGAAACCGTCGCCATCGGCCGCGCCCTCGCCAACCTCAACTACGCAAAACAAGGCCGCCGCATGAGCCGCGAGGAGGCGCAAGCCTTCGAGGAAACCAAGACCATGCACCCCGTCGGCCACGCGACCGGCCCACTCGCAACACAACGCGCCACAGCACCCGCCACACCCGCCCAAATCAAGCTCGCCAAAGACCTCCTCGCCCAGGTCGACGACGGCGTCACGATCGTCGCCGAGCACCTAGGCGGCTACCGCCCGCCCGAAGTGTGGACAAAGTACGAAGCAAGCGGCGACAAAGGCTCGAACAACGGACTCATCGACAAGCTCATCGCCGCCAAAGAGGCACAAATGGGAGGCCGTCGACCATCACGCTCCAAGGCCAACATCGACAACGACGACCCCTGGCACATGCGCGAGGCACCCGATGAGTGAAGCCAACATCGTGATCACAGCGCAGGCCGTCATCGGCGAGCTCCACCGCACACTCACCGAGCTCAAGCGCCAACTCGAGGCCGCCCGATCCATCGCCGAAACCCTCGAGGACGAAATACACGCCTGCCCGAACCACGCACACCACCGCGCCTGGTGGACACGAAACGAGGACGACCTATGAAGGCCCTCGCCCTGATCACCCTTGCCGCCGGAGTTGTATGGGGAAGTGCGACCCCGGCGGCAGGGGCCAACTTCGAGCTCCCCGACTACCGCGGAGCCCACTACACACCCGCCGCCGAGACCTTCCTCCAATGCGCCGCGATGCGCGAGAGCTCGGGACGCTGGCGAGCGGACGGCCCACACGGCTCCGGAGCTTGGCAGGTGATCCAGCCAACGTGGAACCACTACGCACAGCTGGCGGGCTATCCGGAATGGGTGGGCCATCGCGCCGCGACCGCTCCCCCATACGTCCAAACCGAAGTGGCCTACCTCATGGTCAACCCGCACCCCAAACGCAAAGGCCTCGAAGGCCGCCACCATTGGCACCCACGCCACGCCCTGACCGTCGGCAAGCGGATCGAGGCGTGCTAATGGCAAGCGAGCTAACCAAGGCACAAGCCCAACGAGTCCTCGACCTGACGACCTACTGCCAGCGCGTCGCCGCCGTCCTATCCATCGACGCTATCGAGCTCCTCGACGCACTCGCCATGTGCAACGTAACCCTCATCAAAGACGACCACGACGTCGTCAACGACCACATCGACCACATCGCCTGGGTCCCACACAAGGGGACAGCGACCTAGACCGGATGGTGGGGCACGCACCAGCGGAGCACAAGACCTCCGGCGGCCACTACCCCACCATCCCCGTCGTTCCATCCCACCCCGACGCTAACCAGGTGGGAGCCGGAACAGGAGTGACCGAAGCTCGAGACCGGCCTCGAGCCCAACCGCAAAGGCCAAGCGGAAGGAGTCGCATGATCAAGCTGCTCGGCCTGGCGCCAAGCGGCCCACAGTCATGCCTTGGGATGGACACACGACTCCGGCCATTGGGAGGGTGTCCCACCCCTATGCCTACACCCACCCCCACCAGGTAAGGCAACCCACACAATGAGCACCAACCCGACCAGGGACACCCCCGCCTATCGAGCCTGGCGAAAGAAAGTCCTCGCAACATGTGAACCCGTCTGTATCCGTTGCGGCTATCCCGTCGACATGAAGCTCCCAGGCAACCACCCCGACGGCCCCAGCGCAGACCACGAACCACCACTAGCCATCACCGGAGACCTCACCCCCAGCCTCGACGGCGCAGGCATCGCGCACCTGTCATGTAACCGATCGCACGGCGGAAAACTCGGAGCACAACGCGCCAACGCGAAACGAAAAACAAAACCATCGAGCACTCGCCGCGATTTTTCACACAGCGACGCGACAC